AGATGACTGTAATGCGAAAGGCAGGTAGAGGTAGATGACATCCGATTTAGAGAAGTATCGTCAACAAGCTTTAGAGTTATGGTTTAATAATGGAGGTTCATGCACTGGTGCACAACCTCCTGAACCAAAAGATATTGATGATGCAATTGCTGAAGATGAAGAATTTAAACGTATAGAAAAACAACATAAATAATAAATGGCATACTCAGATAAAGTTATAGACCACTATGAAAACCCACGCAATGTGGGTAAATTGGACTCGGCCGACATTAATGTTGGTACTGGTATGGTTGGTGCACCAGCTTGTGGTGATGTAATGAAATTACAAATAAAGGTTGACCATGATACAGGTATTATTACAGATGCAAAATTTAAAACGTATGGCTGCGGATCGGCTATTGCAAGTAGTTCGCTCGTCACGGAATGGGTCAAAGGAAAAACTCTCGACCAAGCAGGAGCAATCAAAAACTCCAAAATTGCCGAAGAGCTAGCCCTTCCGCCAGTTAAGATTCATTGTTCAATCCTTGCGGAAGACGCTATTAAGGCAGCAATAAACAATTACAAAGGAAAAAATGTTAACGATAACTGCAAGTGCAATTAATAAAGTTCGTGATTTGATGATTGAAGAAAAATTACCTGATGGAGTTGGAGCTTTAAGAATGTTTGTAAAAGGTGGCGGTTGTTCTGGTTATCAATATGGTTTTACTTTTGAAGAAGAAATTGCAGAAGATGATTTTGTATTTGAAAATGAAGGTGTCAAAGTAATTGTTGATATGATATCATCTCAATATCTTCAAGGTGCAACACTAGACTATAAAGAAGAAAAATTAATGCCAAATCTACTTGTGGATGTGGTTCTTCATTTAACGCTTAGTTTAGCTAATCTGAATTTTTCTAATAGTTTAATATAGAACCAACCTATATCTAACTCAAACCATTTCCTACTAAGCTTGGCAGAACCAGCATCAGTATGGTGATTATTATGAAGCTCTTCGCCACCAATAATAAAACCAATAGGGAAAATATTTCTAGATGATTCTCTTGTTTCAACATTTCTATACCCCCAATAGTGACCAATTCCATTGACTACACCAGCAGCCCAAAACGGAATCCATATCATTTGAATTCCCCAAGTCAGTAATCCCCACCACGAAAAACAAAGTAAATTTATTAACAATAACAAAGTAATTCCAAGGCGAGAGTGTTTGCTGTAAAGGTTTTTCTCCAACCAATCATCTGGTGTTCCTCTACCAAACGCATTGACCATCAGAGTATCTTTGGATGATGTATTATATAACAGAGCTCCACCAAATAAAACTTTCCATATACCAAATAATTGAGGTGAGTGTGGATCACCTTTTTGGTCAGTCATACCATGGTGTTTACGGTGAATAGCCACCCATTGTTTTGTGACCATGCCTGTGGTTAACCATAACCAAAAACGAAAGAAATGATTTACTACTGGATTAAATGTGACAGATAGATGAGTTTGACTACGGTGTAGATATAGAGTTACTGCGATGATTGTTAGATGAGTTGTTACTAGGACATAAATTAGTTCGTTCATTTGTGTGTTTTAGGAGTGTGTGTGGAAAAAACCAACAGTTGAGTATAAGATATACCCAAAAATCTATTGGATGAATTATTATTGACATTACTTATTTAGGACATTTTAGATATAGCTTCTAGTGCCATAAGAGTCAAACTACCAATCAATACAATCGCATAAACAGAATATGAGAACAAGTACAAAAACTATTGGTTGCATATTCATTTATAACTTATATAGTTTAAAAAAATATGTTACTAAAGCAGCCGCTGTTAGGCACCACCAAAAAACTTGAGCTTGTTTTTGTCTGTCTTTGTCCATGTATTTTAATTCATCAGCTCTATCTTTTTCCATTTTTGCTTTGGTTGCTTCAATTTCAGCCCAAGCATTTTTACCATATTTTTTAATGGCTTCCAGTTTCAACTGATCAATTTTTAATTGGTGAGCTTTTTCTTTTTGATATTTTTCGTAGGCTCTAAACTCAGCCAATGTGGCCAAATATTCTTGTTCAGCTTTGGCCTTCAATCTTTGAACATGCTGTTGTTGAACAGCTTTTTCCATATCCGCTTGTTGATCGATAATTACAGAGCTTAATTGTTTACTAGCTCCTTGAGCAGCTTTGAGTGTATTAACGGCACTCTGAGCGCCGGCAACAATAGGGTCAGACATTTGATTTCTTTTGGTTGTATTGGTGGAGATAATAAAGAATACCGAATGTCAGGTTGACATGGAGTGATAAATCAGATATAATTTCAATTCAACTACATACTTATTTATGCTTCGGAGATACTAAATGAAAATATTAGCACTAAAACTTGTTACCGGAGAAGAAATTCTTGGTGAAATTGAATCAGAATCAGAAACAGAATTTGTTATTGAAAATCCAGTTGGTATCGCCATTGTTCGTGGTAAAGATGGCCAACCTAATGTTGGATTTGCACCATTTCCCATTCATGCCGAACAAAAGACTGGTGCCACGGTTGCCTTGAACAAGAAGAATATAGTATACTCCTATGTTCCGGCACAAGACTTTATCAATAATTATAATTCAATTTTTGGTTCTGGCCTTGTGGTACCTTCAACCAAAACACTAATTACAGGTTAATGAGTTCATTCTATACTAATGTTCAGAGTATCGGTGGTACTATACTCTATCGTGGCATTCAAAACGGTAAAAAAATAAAGACAAGAGTTGAATATGCTCCGTCTTTGTTTTTCCCATCTAAACAAATCACCAACTTCACAAATTTGGAAGGTGATTATCTTGAAGAAAAAAAACTAGTATCAATCAAAGCCGCCAGAGAATACATCAAACAATTTGAAGGTGTTTCTGGTGCACCAAAAATTTATGGTCAAACTCGATTTGAATATGCTTTCATTGCTGACCAACATCAAGGTATGGTTGACTATGACTATGAAAAAGTATCAATCGCTGTAATTGATATTGAGGTCGGTTCAGAGAATGGCTTTCCTGATCCATACGAAGCAAACGAACCTATCACAGCAATCTGTTTAAAATTTCTCAATGGAGCCAAGAAACTATCACCATGGAATTACATCACAGAACGCAAAGCATATGTAAACAATCGGCAATTGATTGATTATACTCTTGTTGGTGTTTCTTCACTTGATTATATCGAACTATACAAATGGTACGCACCTGGCGGCAAGTCACAAGAGTCTTATCGTTTGGATAATATTGCACAAGTAGAACTTGGTGAAGGTAAGATTGCCTATGAGGAATATGATAATCTTCACACTCTGTATCGATTGAACTATCAAAAATTTATTGAGTATAACATTAAAGACGTTGAACTCATTATCAAACTTGAAGATAAATTAAAACTGCTTGAGTTGGCAGTAACTCTTGCATACGACACCAAATCAAACTTTGAAGATGTGTTTGCACAAACTCGTATGTGGGACGCTCTGACATACTCTTATCTGCGTGATAAAGATATCATTGTTCCACCACGAGTGATTAAAGATAAAGATGCAGCGTTTGAAGGCGCCTATGTTAAAGTGCCACAAGTTGGTCTACATGATTGGGTTGCTTCGTTTGATTTGAACTCTTTGTATCCACATTTGATGATGCAATATAATATTTCACCAGAAACATTGATTGAACCAGAAAACTATACAAATGAAATGCGTGGTGTATTAGAACAAGGCGTTTCTGTTGATAGGCTTTTGAAAAAACGAATCGATACAACAAAATTAGAAAATGCAACATTAACACCTAATGGCCAATTCTTCCGTACTGATATTCAGGGGTTCTTACCTAAGATGATGGAAGAAATGTATACAGATAGGAGTAAATTTAAAAAGATGATGTTGGCTGCAAAACAGGAATATGAAAATGAAAAAGACCCAAGCAAACTCTATGAAATTGAAAAACGAATTGCCAAATACAATAACATTCAGTTGGCCAAAAAGGTCTCTCTAAACTCCGCTTACGGTGCTTTGGGTTCTCAGTATTTCCGTTTTTATGATTTACGTATGGCCCTTGGTGTTACTACTGCTGGTCAGTTGAGTATTCGTTGGATTGAAAATAAAATTAATGAGTGGATGAATAAGATACTTGACACAAAAGATGTCGATTATGTTATTGCTTCTGATACCGATTCGATTTACCTCCGCATGGGTGAACTCGTTAATAAATTTGTTAAAGATACCACGGATAAACAAAAAGTTATAACACTCATGGATAAAATCTGTGAGGAAAAGATTCAACCATATATTGATAAGTCATATCAAGAACTGGCTGAATATGTTCATGCGTATCAGCAAAAAATGGAAATGAAACGAGAAGGCCTATCCAACAAAGGTATCTGGACAGCCAAAAAACGATACATCCTTAACATATACAATAATGAGGGTGTTCAATATAAAGAACCACAGATGAAAGTTATGGGTCTTGAAATGATTAAGTCATCTACGCCATCTGCCATTCGTGAGAAAATGAAACAAGCAATTCAACTAATGGTGAGTGGCACAGAGAATGACATCCACAAATTCATTGAGGATTTTAGAAAAGAATTTAAAACTTTACCCGTAGAAGAAATATCTTTTCCTCGTGGACTTAATGGTCTAAATACTTATTCTGATGATTTAACTTTATATAAAAAAGGAACACCAATTCATGTTAAAGGTGCTATTCTTTATAATCATAATCTAAAACAAAAGAATCTAACCAAAAAATATCCACTCATACAAGAAGGCGAAAAGGTTAAGTTTACTTACCTAAAAATGCCAAACCCATTTAAAGATACTGTCATTTCATATCCATCTCGCCTACCAAAAGAGTTTGAATTACAAGAGTATATTGATTATGATATGCAATACGACAAAGCATTTTTAGATCCGATCAGAGTAATTTTGGATTGTATGGGTTGGAAAACAGAAAAAACAAGTTCGATAGAGGATTTCTTCTCATGATACTAATCATACTGACATTATTATCGGCACTACTACTATCAGGTATTGCAGCTTACTATTCTATTATTGGTTTAGCTGCAATCTTCACAGGCGCATTTTGGCCAATCGTTTTCATGGGCTCGGTTCTTGAAATGAGTAAATTAGTTACTGCATCATGGTTATATCGTAATTGGAAAACCTGCCCACTTTTATTAAAATCTTATTTGACATCCTCTGTTGTCATATTAATGATAATCACAAGCATGGGTATTTTTGGATTTTTGTCTAAAGCTCACATAGATTCCACAATGGAAGCCGGTGTGAATTCTGTTGAAATTCGGACACTCAATCAACAAGAGAAAATTGCTAAAGAGCGTTTAGATTATTTACTGAAGCGTGCTGGTAATCCAGAAACAGCTTCAGCCAATGTTGATAGGCAAATTCAACAAACACAAAAAGAACTGGCAGATATCAACAAAAGAAAATTACCACTTCTTAAAGAAGAAAATAAATTAATTGCCGAAGTTGGTCCCATTAAGTATATTGGTGACATGGTATATGGCACCGAAGATGCCAATGGTATTGATAAAGCAGTTCGTTTGGTAATATTGCTGATAATGGTTGTATTTGACCCTTTAGCTGTGTTATTATTGATAGCAGCAAATATGTCATTACAACAAAGAAATAAAGTGGTTGTCAATAAAGAAAATGAAATTATTAAAATAGTACCGGATATACCAACACAAAATGTAGAAGTTGCAAATGATAAAATTGAAATACCAAAAGAAAACATCACTAAAATAGAAGAACAACCAATTATAATAGATGAAGTGACCGGTGAAACAATTCCTCCGTTAACAGTTCATGTTGTACCCGGAGTTTATGAAGAACACCACAATGTTACACCGACAGCAGAACAACCAAAGAAATTAGAACCTAAGTATGATTATGAAGATGAATTTGCTTTCAGAGAAAAAGCGAACACGACAACAAAATTAGATGGTGGTGATTTTTAAAAAGGAAAATTATGAGCATACTTGACAAGATTAAAAAAAACAGTAGTATTAAAGAATCAGCAATTCTTTCTAAATCAAAATTCTTTACACAGAAAGATATGATACCCACATCGGTGCCAATTATTAATGTGGCACTTTCTGGTCGTTTAGATGGAGGCCTAACACCAGGTCTTACAATGTGGGCTGGCCCATCTAAACATTTTAAAACTGCCTTTAGTTTATTAATGGCAAAAAGTTATTTGGACAAATATGAAGATGCAGCGTTATTATTTTACGATTCTGAGTTTGGTACTCCTCAGTCTTATTTTGACAGCTTTGGTATTGATACCAACAGAGTTTTACATACACCTCTTACTGATATTGAACAATTAAAGTTTGATATCATGCAACAGTTAACCAATCTCGAAAGGAGTGATAGGTTAATTATTGTTATTGATTCGATTGGTAATTTAGCTTCAAAGAAAGAAGTTGAAGATGCTCTAGAAGGCAAATCGGTTGCTGATATGTCCCGTGCCAAACAAGTTAAAAGTTTATTTCGCATGGTAACACCACATCTCACAATGAAAGATGTCCCAATGATTGTGGTGAATCACACATATAAAGAAATTGGTATGTTTCCTAAAGATATTGTTGGTGGTGGAACAGGTTCATATTATTCAGCTGATAACATTTTTATTATTGGTCGTCAACAAGAAAAAGAAGGCACAGAAGTTGTTGGTTATAATTTCATTATCAATGTAGAGAAGTCACGATATGTCAAAGAAAAATCAAAAATTCCCGTTTCTGTATCTTTTGACGGTGGCGTTAGCCGTTGGAGTGGGCTACTTGATATTGCACTCGATGGTGGATTTGTTATTAAGCCTTCTAATGGATGGTACTCGAAAGTAGATGATGATGGTGTTATTCAGGATAAAAAATACCGTATCAAAGAAACCGACACATCCGATTTTTGGATGCCAGTTTTAAAAAGTAAAAAGTTTCAAACTTATGTAAAAGAAAAATATCAAATTGCAGCTGGTGAAATTATGCAAGGCGGTATTGATAATTTATTTGATGAAGTTGTTACCATGAATGGAACCGAAAATGAGTAATGAAGATGCTAAATTAAAACATTCTAAGCGTATTCAAAAAACTCAAAATCAAATTAAAAAACAAACTAAGATTGCTAAATCGCATGGCGTGCCGGTAGATGAACCACACAAATTTGCCAAACACCATGCAATGGACTGTGGCAATCCTGAATGTACAATGTGTGGTAATCCTAGAAAAATATGGAAAGAAAAAACCATACAAGAAAAGAGATTTGAGGTGAAAGATGACTGAGGGTATTGATTATTGTTTCATTTATCCAAAAAATGATGGCACTGCGGTACACATTAAATTTTTGGAAGGATTCTATAAAGACACCGTATT